TCCCCACCCAGTACATGTTCGAGGACGAGGTCGAAGAGGAGGTGGCCGAGGATGATCCGTCCGACTACATTGACTGAAAAAATTATCGGGACCTATTAATAAATGCTGAACCGCAAGACTGTCGTGGCACTGATCCTTCTGGCGATCCTCGCGTTCGTCCTGTTCGCGCCCCAGTCCAGCTACTTCGCACAGATGTCGTCAGTTCAGGGTGACGGTCTGTCCCGCCCGGGCATGACCCTGAACGCCGCACCAGTGGCGGCAGGCTCGGGCAGCACGTATGACGTGTCGGCCGCCGGCCTGATCCCGCGCGAGGTGGTGGTGACCGAGGATTTCGGTAAGTTCGCCCCTGACCAGATCCTTCAGGGCCAGAACTACCTGGACCCCCGCAGCCAGATTGGCTACCCCGAGACGATCGGCGGCGTCCTGCGCAACGCCAACCGGCAGTTCCGCAGCGAGCCCGTCAACTCCCGTGAGCCCGTGTCCATCTTCAACCTCAGCACGATCCCGCCTGACACGATGCGCCCGCGCTTCGAGATTAGCCCGGAGTATATGTGAGTTTTTACCTAAAGTAATTAAATTCTCATGGTATATCAGTAAATGAAAAAATGCAATGTGTGTAAACTTGATAAGGATAATAAGGAGTTTCACAAGATGAGTTGCGCACCTGATGGCATTGCATACACATGTAAAAGTTGTTCAGACATCGTGTCTTTTAACTGGTCAACCAAGACACTCAGGGGGCGTTTATCGAGATTATGCGCCGGGGCGAGGCAACGATGTAAAAAACGCAACTGGATATTTGGTGGATCTGTTGAAATACTCGAGAAAATGTGGGAGGATCAGGGCGGGCGGTGTGCTTATTCAGGGTTGCCCCTAAGCCTCCATGGAGACTGGCAAGCGTCTCTCGAACGAAAGGACCCAAACAGGGGTTATGAGCTTGATAATATATGTCTTATATGTCTTGAATTGAATGTAAGTGAGCAATGGTCTCCGGAAAAGATTGAGTTCCTCAAGAGTCTCCCGCGGTTCGAAGAGGTCACTTACTCTGATGAAATTGAAAGTTTTAGGTATACCGCTACTCATAAGGGGGATATTGATCTTGTTTTTCTTAGAAAGAAGTTATATTCAGCGAGGGGGAGGGCGAAGAAATGGCTTTGCGGGCATAGAAATATGGAAGACTCTATATGTGACCTCAGTCTAGAAGATGTGGTTCGTCTCCTAAATTATCAGAAGGGTCTATGTGCATACTCGGGCTTTAAAATGAGTTTCATACAGGGAGACGACTTCTCAGCATCACTCGAAAGGATAAACCCCCGAAAGGGATACTACAAAGATAATTTAATTTTAGTATGTAAGATTTTTAATGTCGGGGACCATCGAGTAGATTCACCCAAGGAACATGCGATGTATCCAGTATGGTCAAAGGCTAAATTCGAGCAGTTTTGGAATGCGCTTCATAGAGTATAAATAAATCCAAAGAATTAATAATGGATTTCGCTCAGGTTATGAACGAATGGATCTCGTTGAAGACTCAGCTCGCGGCGGCGCGCAAGGACCTCGCCGTTCTCAATAAACGTGAGAAGGAGCTCAAGACTTTTGTGACGGCGCATATGGTTGAGAACGAGATTGACGCCGTCAAGGTGAAGGATAAGGTCAAGGTGAACCTCAAGACGAAGAAGACCAAGGGCGGCATCACCAGGGATGTGATTCGCGTGGGCCTTATGAATTATTTCGAGCAAGATGCGGGCCGGGCGGATGGCGCGATGCAGGCGATCATAGCGGCGGCTCCGACCAAAGAGGTGGCATCCGTGTCCGTAAGCGGGCTTAAGGCTTAGGCGCCCTATACAATCAAGAAAACGAATGGGTCTCGGCGACGAGTACTCGCGCGACGCTCTGTTCAGGCGACCGGGTCAGGAGGATTACGACTCCGACCCCGATCGTGAAGAGAGCCCGGAGCCCCTCCATCCAGAGGATTGGGAGGCGATGTATTGTGACGAAATTTACGCAGATGTCTGCCGGATCCAGGGATTCGCCTATGACAATCACGCCCTTGTGATTCAGCGCTACGGTGTGGCTGAATTCTGTGACCTCTTGCACAACCAGGAAAAGTGGTGGTGTGACGTGGACCTGAAACTGCCAATCGTGGCTCTATGGAAGAGCCTAAATATGGCCGAAGAGATTGATCCACAGGCGTTCCAGAATTGGCTGGAACATTATATTCAGATTTACTAAAAGATGCTTGACATTGCCGCCCCCAAGGTGGCTGTTCCCGCGACCGTGCTCATGGCGGTCATGGCGCTCGATCAAACGCGGGAATACGCCGCTTTGCTCGTGCCGCTTGTTTCATGGGTCATCATCAAGTTTGTGCTCCGCCTGACCCTGACCCGCACCGACATCATCGTGACGGGCGTCCTCGCCGGTCTGCTCGGCGCGGCACCCGTGCCCGTCGAGAAAAGCATCGAGATTGTGCTCAAGGGCATCGTCTTCCTCTTTATCTTCTCGTATTTAAGAATTGCCTTCCCTGATTACTATTGATGAAGTGGCTCGTGATAGGCCCAGGTGCGATGGCCTTTTATGCGTTCCTAGGCCAAATGTCACAACTGGACCTGAGCCAAATTCAGGGGGTGAGCGGGGCGAGCGCGGGTGCGGTTCTCGCGTTCCTATGGATAGTATTTGATGGTTCAATACCGGCCGTTCTCGACTTTGCCCTCAAGGTGCGCATCGACCAACTCATGAAACCAAATATTAAAAATTTTTTAAACAATTTCGGAATGGTCCCGATGAACAAGATGCGGCGCGCCTTGACCGATGCATTGTTCAAAAAATTCAAGACGAGAGAGATGACCTTTGGTGAGTTGAAGGCGCGGCGCCCCATCACCCTGTACGTGTCCGCTTTTTGCACGGAGCGTGGGCAGACGGTCTACTTTTCACACGAGACGCACCCAGGGACGAGTGTCGTCGACGCCATCTGCGCGTCTATAGCCGTCCCCTTTCTCTTCTCGACTGTCAAGCTTGGAGACTGGAGGTACGTTGACGGCGGCTTCCAGGAGGCTCTCCCAGGCTTGCCCTTCGTGACCAAGCCGCGTCACGAAGTGCTGGCCATACACATCACCCCACCTCCACCAAGGGAACCTTCTGGTTCCTTGGCGTCCTATATAGGGTGCGTTTTCGCGGGAGTCCTGCGTTTGAGACACGGGTACGATTACCCGAACTACTGCATAGATGCCGAGAAAATGGATATTTTCGACTTTTCAGCCAATGGTCTTGAACTCTTTGTTCACGGACAAAAATCTCGCAAACTATTAAATGACGCACATTATCCGCTCGGGCTACACGGTCCACCGGACCTCCAAGAAGATCACGGTCAAGGCGCGACCGGGTCGCAAGTCCTACACGTACATGCGCAAGGCGGGCTTTACCCGCGTGAAGCCGGTGCCGACCTACGACGTGGGTGCGATCGGCAAGGGGCCCAAGGTGATTGGCAAGTTGAAGAAGGGCATGCTGACCTCGTACGGATACCACCCGGTCGAGGCCAAGACGAACCGCTACAAGTCGCTGAGCAAGGCGATTAGCAAGGGCAAGGAGGCGCCCTTGGCCGTCTTCCGCCGCCTTCAGGCCATAGGCACGCTGACAAAGCGCACCCTGCCCCGCGCGTCACGCATCTACAAGGCGGACGCCAAGTGGGTCCGGTCCAAGTTCGCGTCGAAGTTCAAGACGCCCTTGAAAAAGTAAAAATATTTACAAAATATAAATGGCGATGATTGTAGGTGGCCAAGCTGGCCAACCAGGCGGTGGGGCGATGGTGCTCGGCCAAGCCGCCCGTGGTTTCGGTGGTGCGATGTTTCAGGCCTTGCGCGGTGGCGCCGGAGCTGTACCGCAACCCGTGACGATCCAGATGCCAGCCGGTGGCATGAACGCGGCGAGCGCGGCCGCCATGACGGCCATTGCGACGCAATTGGGCCTTGAGACCAAGGCGTATATTACGAGCGTGACTCCCTATGTCAAGGGGTCATTCTGGGCTTTTGCGATAATCCTCGTCCTCGTCATCACGGAGAAGGTTTACAACGGCCCGGTTGGTGCACTGCTGGGTAGTGCCGCCAAGGGCCTGCTGGTCATCCTGCGCGCCGGTGCACCTGTGGCCGCCTCTGGAATGGCCAAGTTTCTCAAGGCGGTCGGGCGCCTCCTCAAGGCGCTGTACGCCCTGCCGGGTGACATCCGCAACGCAATTCTCGAGCGCGTGGTGGCCATCCAGAACTACGCCAACCAGAAGATTCGCACTGTTCGTGAGGGTCTCGTTGTGGTACGCGGCTACGTGAAGCGCACCCGTAATGCCGTCGTGGGCACAATGCAACGGTCTCTGGCCCGCGTCACTGCAGCGGGCGTACGCATTCGCACGGCTGCGCGCTCCGCGCGTGCGGCCGTGGGTGGTTTCCGTGGCCGCCTCAAGGAGCGCCGCCAAGCACGCAACAACGCGGCCCGTATGGCCCGCAATCAGAAGATCCGGACCAACCTCGCCGCCATCAACCAGCGCGTGGTGGCCAATGAGGAGACGCGCATCCGCAGCCTTATCAACAAGGTCAAGCGGACTTCGGCCCCCCTTTCCGCCAAGGAGAAGCGCGAGTACTTGGCATTGACGCGCAAGGCTGAGAAGAACGCCATGCGTAATGCAGCGGCGGCCCAGCGCAACATCACCATGGCGAACCGCGAGGCGGGCAAGGCGCTCATGAATCTGAGCGGGCGCAAGAGTCACTAAATCATACGGTTTTTATAAATTGCCAGCGCAGCTCTTGGCATATACCCTTCCATATTTCATCTTGTTTGTAAAGCTTCTCCTTTGACTTGAGAAGAGGAAAGCACGCGAGGTAGTCATCCTCGCCCAAAAGTTCACAAAATTTGTAGAGGGTATACGAATACGACAAAAAGTTTTTACGGTCTTTTGGCCGATGTTTCTCAAAGGGTTTTTGAATCTGATGGAACATGAGTCTGAGCTTGTCCTCAAGTGCTTGGCTCATTGTCGGGGGTTGAATCCCGTTGAGAATCGTCGTGATATATGGCACGTGCTCATAGTATTTTGACTTGTCCAGCTTCTTGAGCAGCGCTTTAACTTTTTCATGAGTAATTTCAGAAAGTTCTTTTATTTTTTGTTTTTTGAATTCAGACCGGAGCTGCTCGATGACCTCGGGTGGCACGCTGGTCGACTCCTTGGCCTGAAACTGCGAGACCCACTCGTTAAAGTGGTTCTCGCGCTTGTATGAATAGACGATGTTCTTCTCCATCTCCTGCTCCTCCTTGAACCCAATCTCCTCGCCCTGCACGTACTCGACGTACCCACACTCTATGCACGAGTCCTCGCTCTGAGCCTCGTCAAAAGTAAATGAAAATTTCTCACCACAGTTGGGGCAGGGCCGGGCCCACCTCTCGTTCGTCTTGGCCGCACCGTGAACCTCCTCGACCTCTGCCAGGTATGCGTTGTATATGTCCTGTCGCTGGACACCCTTCCGTGAAGATATTTTGATGTTGGCGACAGTCTTGGTGCTCGTGGCGGCGCTCGACCCCTGGTGATACTCCCTGATAAAGGGGGCTGTACGCGCCATATACTCGTACATCTCGGCCTCGATGGACCGGGCGTCCGCGGGCCGTGCTGCAATAAGATCCTGAAACTCACGCACCTTCTCGTTGAACCGCGCTTCCATTAGGAATAATTCTTACTAAACTTTTATATGGACCTCGTGTATT